CATATCGTCGTTGTCTGCGTCTAGATCTGGCAGCATTTTTAGAGGACCTCGGTCTAGGTCTCCAAGACCGCCCATTGGAGGCATACCTATTGGTTTGTCCATGGGCTCAATACTAATACTTGGTGGTATCATCGGTTTATCCATGCTTGGATTCACCTTCGTCACTAATTTCATCAATGACTCGATGTTGTCCATGCCTTGGGCATTTAGATTGATGCTCATTGTAGGTGGTGGTGTGTCTGGCTTTGGCGGAGTCATGCTCATTGGCGATGACATAGGCGGTGCCATTGGCGAATCCATGCCGCAACCTCCCTCATTTGTGGGTTGATCCAGTTCACGCATGCGTGCCATTAATTGATTGAAATCCATGTATTAACTCCCTAAGGCGCTTCGAGCACCTGCTTTGTCTTGTTTGCCCTTAGGCAGTTTGTATTCTACGTTGATGCCATCCTTCTTGCGATCTTTGGCAGCTTTGTTTAAATCTTTTAAGAAACTCTTGTTGAAATCATCTCCAAAATAATCTTTGTGTTTGATTTTTCCTGTGCCTTTTTCCATGTCCTGTTCATCTAACAGTGCATCGCCTGTGGGCTCATTGTCCATGAGCAGCTGATCTATTTCTGTGGGTTCACTGCTGCCACGCACACGGAAACAGTCTTCGGTGATGCCAGACCCTTTGATCATGTCAGTGATTTCCGGAGGAGTTATTGGATATTCTGTAACCACTTCGAATACAGTGACTTCCATGTTGGACTTTCCTGGAAAATCTAACGGAAACTTCTGTATAGGTGTTGTGCTCATCTTTTCAAAGGTTATGACCTTGCAGCGTTCCAGCTTGGTTTTGAGACTTTCCTGGAAATTTTCAGGAACCTCACCAGCAACTTTTACCTTGAAGCTGTAGGCTTTTTTGTTTTCAGTGAGATATTCTTTAAAAGTTTTCATATGAGTATTTATGCTTTTCCGCTTAATTTTTTCAGCAGCTCGTTGCGGTCTGTGATCACATAGGCAGCACCGTTTATGACACCGTCTTGTTCATTGCCCGCGTCATTGTCTATTTTCAGTTTCTTGAGTTGTAGATCCACGCTTTTGAGTTTTTTATCTATCTTATTGGTTTTAGCGGTGATAGCGTTGCCCATCATGCTGGCAGCTACTTCAAAAATACGACCTGCATATCTAACTTCTACGTTCATACCGAGATCCATTAGATCATCATATGCAGCTTCTGCTTTTTTGGCCAGCTCGTCTAGTTCTCGATCATCTAACTCGTCGAGCTCTTTGATCTGGGGCAGTCCTCTAGTGATTTCTGCTACTCTGCGATAGCTGTCATCCAGGCTCTGCACCTGTTCGTGTGTGGGCGGTTCCACTGACGCTTCCGCTAGAGATTCAGTGGTTTCGAGATTCAATAATTCTTCAAGTCTTTTGGTCATATCGTACTTATCTTCGTTTTGTGCCCTGATGGAAAATGTCTGTTTCATTGATCACACGGAACTTGATGTTCTGCTGCTTGCACCAAGCATTGGCAGCTTCCCATTTGGCCATGTTTTTCACATACTGCTGTTGATTGTAGGCGCTTTTGCCCACAGCTTCTCTAAGTGTGTGGCTCGCAGGTTTGACTTCGACCACTTCTGCGTGTTTAGCGCCATTCTTATCTTGATATACGATAAAAAAATCTGGCACATATATGGTACTGCGACCAGTCAGGGGATCTCTATAGGGTATCTTGATGCTTTCTGATGCCCAATTCTGTACGCCCGGGTGTTCATCCAACATCCGCATGAACACGAATTCCCATGAGCTGCGAGCCAACGGAGTTTTTAATCCCACGTATTTGGCAGGATTTTTCATTTCGAATCTGCCCTGTGCGAATTTGCCCATTATGCAGCTATGTTTCTAGTCTGATTAGGTTTGACATCTGCGGTTCTAAACCCCAGAAGGCTGGTTGGCACACGATTGTTGTTCAGTATCTCTCCAACTAATTGACTGAGGTCATTTTTGTTTATCCCGGTAAGTGTATCTAAGATCTGTGAGATAGGAGTAGCATCGATCTTGGCCTGCCTAAGCAGTGTCATGGCCACAGTGGCAGCTGCATCTGAGTCAAAACCTGCGGCAGTGAAAAAGCTCACAGCGGTCGTGACGTCGTTGGCTGCGAACTCCAGCGCAGCTTCACCATAGGTGTCAAAATACAGCTTGGTACCTGCGGCACTGTCTTGGATCTCAAATGCGGGGAGATTAGTGGCCATGTTATGCTTGATTTCCTGGACCAGAAGGGAAGTCCCCTACCAAGGGTCTTTGGGTAGCCGATGTAGACGGAGTCTGACTAGCACTCTTTGGAAACACAGCTCCTACTACTCCACCTACAGTAGATATGGCTGATGAAATATTTCCTGGATTGCTGAGTATATTGATGGCTTCCGACTTCAACTGGGCCGGAGTCAATGATTTAAAATTTTTGTAGGTATTGATACTGGCTATGGCTGTGCTGAGAAATCCGCCAGGACTGTCGAAGGCTGCACCTGATCCTAGATTACCAAATATCTGTTCTAGGCCGTCTAAGACTCCGCCTTCTCCGGTTAGTGTAGCAACTCCGCCACCCGCCACTGATATAGGACTTGGCACAGAATCATAGTGCAGTGTGGCAAAACCTTTGGGACTATTATAGCGTACCTGTCCTGCAGAATATTTCACTGATTCATATTCCAGAGTCATAGTACTTTCTGCGAATTCACTGGCTGCGTAATCCATATTTCCGTGACTCCATGATTTGATCTTTGGATTAATCAGTGTATATCCTAAAAATCTTCTGCGGGCCATGGTGTATATGCTGACTGATTTAAAAAATCCAGCGGTAACGTCATTGTCCATACCGTATCTAAAGTTGTCCTTTGGGGTATCAGCTGCACGATATTTGGTTTCAGAATAGGCCGATTCGGGCAGCTGTCTGTCAGCGATATAGTATCCATAGTACACAGCCCACATAGCACTGATAACTCCAGTGGCATCATCATGCATGGTTATAGACACAGGGTCGTAATTGAAATTTTTATAGACGATTTTTTTTCTGTTGTACTGATTTTTCACAACACTGTCAAAATTATACTTAGGCAGCTCTGCTGTTTTTACCAGCAGTCCTACTTCTTCGTGATGTTTGTTAGAAAATGCAGGAACCCGCATCACATTTTTATCAATCTCAAATCTCACATAGTAGTTGAACTTGGTGCGAGGAGCCAGCCGCATGTTGCCATCTATGAACAACTTGGTAGCGTGGCGCCAGTTTGCGCTCTGACCTTTAGGAGTTAATAGACCTTCGCCGACACCAGTGAGAAATCTTGTGAAATAGTTTGCCATACAAATATTTATGTCACAAAAAAAGCTCGAAATAATCGAGCTTTTCTTGATATAGGGTTAATTATCCCTGTGTAGTTGAAGCGCCTGTTACGGCTGCACCTAAAGTACGTCCTACTGCTGCACCAATACCACCAATTGGGCTTGTAGCTGCTGCACCTGCTGCAAACTGTGATAGATTGTCGTAGGCGATAGTCAGTGCCACGGTCATGTGTTCATTAGTTGAATAGTTAGCATCGCCGTAGTCTGCGTTCTGCACAAAACATCCATAGAGTTCAAATGTTTCTAGAGTTTCTGGAACTAATGTGCCGTTACCACCGTCTAAGACTTCTATGCGTGTGGTAAATTTGTAGTCGATACCTGAACGAGCGGACGCCTGTTCCATGAAATCATATTGTTTCTGGATCTGTTGTCCCACAAGTTTTTGTACTTGACCGCTGGCATCATCACGTAAGGTCAATGTGATGTTTTCTAGTGTGTATCTGCCAGCCAGTTTGACCTTGGAGTTATAGACATCCAGCGTCATTTCTTCAAATGACACCTTGGGTCTAGTCACGTCCTGTACCTGCTTGGTAAGTTCTGTGGCAGCGGCAACTCCAAAACCCAACAGTGTTACTCTAAAGCGATATTTTAATTTAGGCATCAACAACACCTGGGTGCTGCCAGCTGCGTTTGTGGTTGGGATACCTAAATTATTCAGTGATGTAATTGCCATTTTTAAATTTCTCCTGTGTTCTTGACACGTAACGGAATGTAAATGAACTCAATAGCCTTCACAGGTTCAATTGCGATATCAACATACAGTTCGTTGCGATCTATCCTTGACGGTGTGTTGTTGCTTTCGTCACAGACAACCGCAAAGTCGTAGAGTGCTCTTAGACCTACTAGCTCTAACAACAGACTTTCTACAGCTTGTTTGATTTCATCACGTGTGATTTTATCATTGGGTTCAAAGATATACGGACGAGCTAGCTTGTTCAACTGGCTGCGTAGATATACCACTAAACGTGCTACGTTGATACGATCCAATGCTGAAGCGTTTCTTGCACGAGTCTTTTGGCCGTGTGCTACTAATCCTATTCCGTTGAAGAATGGAATTGGATTGATCTTGAGATCATACAGCGTGTCACGCTGTCCTTCGTTTAGAGCTACAGTTTGGAATTCACCTGTGGCTGAGTCTATGTAACCCACTGCTGTGGCATTGGTAATACCGCCTCGACGTGTTCCTGCTGGTGCGAACCATGGGAAGCTGACGTTGTCACTGAGCGTGATGGTCTTCAGCATCATGTGGCTGGCTGGAACCACTGCAGGTGATCCGCTTAAATCTGTAGTAAATCCATTCGGATAATACACTGCCAAGTACTCATCATAGGTAACAACACCGTCGTCACCGTTGTCAGTGACTAGATTGGCATTGGTGCCCCATGTGGTCAATGATGTAGCATCTGCTGCTAGTCTCAACGGAGTGTCGCCGACTACGAACGCTGTCACACCGCGATCAATGTTTAGGTTCACTAGATTGCTCAACAGCTCTGGATAACCAGGAGCAGCTATGATGTTGAAGTTACGACGTTCTTCGTCGCGTATCTCTTGGCTGGTATCTACCACGCTCTTCAAGGCCTGTGTCACAACCTTGCGCTGTGCTTTACGACCAAATGATCCCGAACCATCTTCATTGTTACCTGAAGCTGTGGTCCAGCGGTCTGTGGCATAGGTTTCCATGCTTTCACCGCTTTGGAATGCTGAACCTGCGAGAGTCGCTGTGCCAGTTCTTGGATTGTCGGCAGTGGTATCAATGTAACTGTTTTGATACTGTTTGACGTTGCCACCACTTCGTCGTAGGTTCCATAGCAACATGCCTTTGGGGTATAGTGCAGGATCCGGAGCATCTGGATCTAAGAAGTTGTTAG